TCACAATCCTTTGCTTAGGGATTTGAGGGCGATATCCAATAAGGAGCGTTCGGCTCCGTTTTGGAGCTGACCTGTTCCGTTGATGGGCAGGTAGGGGCGGGCTGGAATGTTTACAGATTTTACCTTACGCAAACCGCCACCTGCAACAGGAAAAACCAAATAAGGTTTGTTCTTGGCTTTAATGGTTCCGCCGAGGTGGTGGATGGCGGCATACTTCTTATTACTGCCGATGCGGGCGAAATCGTTGCCGACTTTGGTACTGATGCTGGCGGCGAGCTGGCCGCTTAGTTGTAGGGTTTTACCTCTGCCGCTCGCTGCGCGCTTACTGCGTGGCCATTTTTGGCCGCCCCAGCTTTCACTTTCAAAGTTATCTTCCGTAAGAGAGACCATATCGGTGGCGATGGCACGCATCATGGGGCGGGTGTCGGTGGCGTTTTTCAGCAGTTGACCGAGGCCTTTCTGCAGTTGTTTGTCGTCTAGGCTGATTTCAAGCATCTAAGTCCACCAATTCATAATTAAAAAAGTGTGCCAGTTTGTTCATGATATCGATTGCTTGAATGTCATCAATAATGACGTCTATGCCTTCAAATCCAAGTACCATTGTGTGGTCGTCCTTAGAATTTCTATAAACGGTAACGCTGTTTTCATCATAATATGATTCGCAATGAACGGTGCGGCTTAGGTCTAATTCCGCCATTTCTATCCTTTCAACAAATCCAACACCCACGATAAGGCGGCTTTGGTTAGGCTGTTTTTAACGCGTTTGTCCGCCGTCATCTCTTGCATGGCAACGCGGGCAATGTCGGGATGGACGGCTTGGGCTTTGTCTGCCGCAACCCGTGCCATGCGGTTGAGCATGGCTTGGCCTTGGTTGGCATTGAAGCCGACATTGGGGGCGACGAAGGTGCCGTTGATGCGGATACCGGTGCGCTGTCCGTAGCGTGCCTCGCCGGTGTACTCATTGGTGCCGATATCGACGGTAACGGTTTCGAGCGGCGGGCTGGGCAGCACTTTGGCCGCACCGCGTGCTTCAGACAACGGTTTGACGCGGCATCGGCAGCGGTAGTCGAGCGGCGGATACATAGTGTTCCAAATCGGGTCGGTGGCTTCGTACACCCGACCGTGCATCAAGCGGTGGCTTTCTCTCGTGCGGCTGTCGTTGATGGCGACATACTCCCAATACGGGTGTGTATCGATGCTCTCCATCATCTCGGCATAGCGGCCTGCCATGTAGGCGGACTGCATATTGGTTAAGTAGATGGTCTTGAGCCGGTGCGGGCTGCCGAGTTGTACGTTTTGCAGTTCGCCCGTGTCAGGATTGGCTACGTCTTTACGCCCCCACCAGCCTTTGGCCTGCAGCACCGGCGTCAGTTCGCGGCTGAACTCTTCTAACGTTTGGCCGTTTTCCAATGCTTTGAGTGCCGCACTATATATATCGTCCAATACATCCATTTTGGCAGTTTTGGCTACGGTAAAAGCGGTGGCATGGGCATCATCCAACATATCCTGCCAATCCCAAGACACTTGATGGCCTTTCTGTTTCAGATAGGCCACGGCGGCTTCGGGCTGCATACCGAATACGGCTTTGATGTCTTCGGGGGTCATCGGCTCATTTCCTCCGCGGCTTCAATCCTGCCGACCAAGCCCGATAAAAATATCAGCCGTGCCAGCTCATTTTGCAGGGCTTTGTCGTCCATATCCGGGTAAGCGGCGGTCAGGCGGTCGAGCAGATTGTCGGCGGTTTCGCCTTTTTGTAGTTCAGCTACTAACGCATCGGTCAGGGCTTGGCCTTGGGCATTCAGACGGCCTGCGTCGGGTGCAAGGGTGTCAATCAACATGCCTGCATCGGCATGTTTCGGTTCGCCTTCGGCAAATTCGGCTGCGGTTTCGGGCTGTTCTGTGTTCTGTTCAACGGTAACGGAAACAACGTCATCATCTGATAGGTTGTAGGCACGTTTCCAATAGCCTTCGCTAAGTTGTACCCCACAGCTGACAAGGATTTGGTCTCGTTCGGCCAATTCCCGGCCGCCTTCGTTTTGGGCATACAGCACGAATTTCGGGCGGGCGGTGTGCTCGCCGTAGTTCAGTTCGATAATCCAACCGATTAACTGGTTAAAGCAGCCTTCAACGATACGGCAGTCGCTGTCGCGGATGTCTTCGGTGACTTCCAATCCTGCCGTTGCGCTGGCGTGGGTCGTGTCTTTTTCGGTGGTTTGGTCTTGGCCAAGCAAAGCAATGGCGATTTCGGAGCGGCAGTAACGGATAAAGCGGTCGTACACATCGGCGCTACCCTGTTTGCCTGCTGCTTCTTTGATTTCCACACTTGAATCGTTCGGGATAGTCGCAACGGCATTGCCAATCAGCTGCTCAAGCGCATCGAGCAGTTTGTCGGTGTCGGCATCGGTGTTGCTGCGCGGCTCTTTGCCGATAATCCACGGTGCGCCGAACTTCTCCGAAAATTCAGCCCAGAATTTAAGGCCGCCACGCTTAAAAACCGTCGGCCAATACACACACGACAAATCGCCCGTGCCGTAGGGGTTGGTGTAGCTGGCATTGTGGGTCGGGCATAGGAATTTATAGTCAGGCACCGGCTCGCGTTGCTCAAAACTGTTGCCCGCTGTGAAATACAGTTGGCCGTCTGAATCGAACTCAAACCATTTTTGCGGCTTGGCGACGATTTTTGCAGGCAGCCATTGTTTGCCTGCGTGCCAAACCACCTCAATCGGTTGGTAGCCAAAGAGCGCGGCATCAAGGATGTTGTTGATGAGTTGGTAAATGTCGATCTCGTTAAGAAAACCGTCAATCAGGCTTAAGGCTTCGGGTGGCACGCCGTCGTCTTCGAGCCGCCATTCCATGCTGGTGACTGCCGCTTTGCGGCGGCGGACATGACCGGCAACAATGGCATCGCCCAATAATTCGCGGTACACCTCGATATTGCGGCCGAGCTTACGCAGCACTGTGTCGGGATTCGGAAGCAGCCCGCCGAAACCGCCCGCACCCCAAAACTTGTGCATAACGGCAAGGTGGGCTGTGAGATTATCGGATTGGACAGACACGCTGCCTTGGGTGGTTTTCAGTTTCAAATGGGGTTTGGCCATCTTAATATCCTTGAGTGAAACGGCTGCGGCGTCGGCCTTTTCGGCTGGCTACTTTGACCGGGCCGATATTGAGTTCGCGGCTGGCATAGTGGGCCAATACAAAAGCAATGCCCGCGTCGCCGTGGCGTTTTTGGCCGTCTGAGCCTTTGGTACGGGTGGCAGGGATACGCGGCACGCCGTTAATCAGTTCGAACGCTCTTAAATCGTTGAGGATGTCCTCGTCTTTAGGCAATTTATCCAGTGTGCCGTCTTCCAGTGCGGCTTTAAACGGGGCGGTATGCAGGCGGTACCAGTTTTCAGACAGCATCACTGCCTCTACTACATTGGCTCCGAACTCATCCTGCATGGCCTCGGCCAGCGATTGGCCGTTGCCTCGTGCATCGAGTGCCGCGCCGCGCAGATTGGGCAAGCGGTGCATCAGGTGGGCAAGGATTTGCTCCTGCTGCTTAAACGGCATATTACCCAGCTCCAATACAAACGGTGGTTTGAGCATCAGGTTCTGCTGCTGCAACAGCGGCACGATCACGGTGCGGTCGCCGGAGCGGGCGAAGTCTTCGCCGACAAAGCTGACGCGGGTTTTGTCGAGGCCGTCTAACAAGGGTTGCAGGGTGTCGGCTATCCAGTCGGACACTTCGGCTGCCCGTTTATGCTCGGGCAACAAGCCGAAAGCATCGGTTTGGTCGTAACGGATAACGGGAGTATAGGCATCCATGCGGCTTTCGATTAAGGCGCGGTTGAGCCATTTTCCGCCGCCGTTTTTCGGGATACAGTCCAACTCTTCGCTGGCATCTTCGCCGTAAAAGTCGCGGATTTCTTTGCACCATGCGGCTTCGCCTTCGGGCGTCCACTCTTTACCCAAACGCAGGCAAATACGGCGGTACAAGCCTTGCTCTACTGCTTCATCAAAAGTAATACGATGAATGGAATACGGCTTCTTGCCTGCGCGAACATCATTAATCAGTTCGTTAAACGGATTGTCCACGCCGTCATGGGTGGAGATGATGTGTACCTGCCCGCCCCACATCAGCAACGCCATTGCCGCTTTGAGCAGCTCGGAAAGCTGGTCGTGGAACGCTGCCTCATCAATAATCACGCGCCCCTGCTTACCGCGAAGGTTTGACGGGCGGCTGGATAAGGCGGTAACCCGCCAGCCCGAAGCAAAACGGATAACGAAAGCCAGTACGGATTGGCGGTCGTCGCCCTCGACAAACACTTCTTCGGTTTCTTCGATTTCGCCGGCTGCCAACTGGTAATGCTTCGCCCAGCCCGCGCAATCGCGTATGAACTCTAAGGCCATATCTTTGTTATAGCCGATATACCAAGCATCCATGCCTTTGGACGAAGCCGCCAACAGCGCGGTGTCGGCGGCTTCGCCCCAGCTTAAGCCGATACGGCGCGATTTTTCGCACAGTTTGACCGGTGACTGGTCGGCGCACCATGCCTGCTGGTATGGCAGCAGCGCCATCGGTGTGCGGTCTTCGGTTTTGGTTTCAGACGGCTTCATGTTGCAATACCCAATATCTGTTTACGGATGGCTTCCGCTGCTGCATCGGACAAGCCGCCTTTTTTGGCCTGCTTGGCCACATCTTCGGCTGCCGCTGCCACTTTGGCCTTAACTTTGGCCTGATACTCTTTCAGCCGCGTGCTGGCGGAAATCAGGCCGCTGATTTTCTTTGCGCCCTCGGCCATCACGTCGAAACGGTCGAGCGCGTTTAGTTCTTCGTTGCTCATCTCGCCGATTTGCACCAGTGCATCAAACAGCTCGGTTTGCAGCATGGCCATCAATGCTTCGGAGCGGGTGTCGCCTTCGTCTGCCGCGCCTTCGGCAATCAGGCGCGCCGCTTCGGTGCTGGATTTGATGGCGGCAAAACGGCGCTGCACTTTTTGGCCGTAACGGTGCGCCGCAGAGCGGCTGATTTCGTAGCCCTGCTCCTGCAGCCATTCGGCCATTGCCGCGTAATCGCAAAAGCCGTTTTCCACGAGCTTGCGTTCGAACTCGTGGCGGACGGCTTCGGGAAGTTGGTCTATGGTGCTGCGCTTGGCCATATCAGCTCCATACCTTTTCAGGGCGGGCGATGCCCGGGCGGCAATCGACCGTGTATTCGGCGATATCCACACCCAAACTGGTTAAATCGGCGAACCATAGGCCGTGTGGTGCCTTGTTGAGTTCGATCATTTTTCTGTCGGCCAGATAATCGAGCTGCTGACGCAGTTCCAACGCAGTGGTTTGCGGGTAAATCGCATTCATGATGTCGAGGAGAAAGGTTTCGCAAGTGGTATGCGGCCTTGCTTTATTAAGCGTGTTGATGATGTTCCAGCGCATGCCTTCTCGGCGTTGTTTGGCAATCAATTCTTCGCTAATCATTTTCGGGAGCTTTCCATTTTGTATAGGTCGGTCAGTTTCTCGGCGATGTTGTCGATTTTGGCTTCCAGTACGACTTGGTTGCGGATGTAGTCTTCGCGTAAAACATAAGTCATGGGCAATTGGGCAGAGAACTCACCAAGCTGTTTTTCCATGCTTTCCACTTTGTTTTGCAGCTTTTCCTGCTGCTTTTGGCGTTCGTCTTGCTGGGATTGGAACTGGGCCAACAACATTTTGCCGAAGCCCCAGCACACCCCCAGAAAGGACAACAAAAAGCCGACCAGTTGCCAAAATTCGATGCTGATAAAGGTTTTGTTATCCATTTTTTAGGGGTATCCGTGTTCAAAATATTCTTGGCAATACACGCATCGCGTACATCCGGGGACGGCTTGGCGGCGGGCTTCGGGAATCGGGTCGCCGCAGTCGTCGCATTCGTAGTTGCTTGCGCCTTGGTATTCAGACGGCCTGCCTGCTTTATAGAGGGCTTCGGCCAAGAATAAGTCTTCGCTTTCAGACGCTTTGTCGGCAATGTCGGTCATTTTTGTTCTTTCTGCTTACCGGTTTGATACCATTCTTGCCATCCTTTAACCTGCCAGTCGATGCGCTGGCAGTATGCGCCGTAGCGGACGGCATGATTTAACAGTTGTTCGGGTGAACCGCCGGTCGGACGCTCGGGGCGTTCGTGAGTGACCAGCAGCTCGGAAGACACGGGCGGCAGCACGGGCTGCTCGACCACTTTAATGATCGGAGTAGCCAAAGGCGCGGTTGTATTCGCGCAGGCTGTCAGGGCCGATACCGCTAAAAGCATCACCGTCTTTTTTAATTGCATGAGAGATTTGCTCCTGTAGTTGGGCGGTTTTGACATCCAGCGCACGATTGGCTGCGGCCAGTTTCACGCTTTGTGCCTGAGCGAAGTCAAACCACTTTTGTTTTTCAGCGGCCGCCTCGGCCAGCTTCTCGCTGTATTGAATCTCGGCCGCCAAAGCCGCGCCCTGATAAATGCCGATAATTTCCTGCTTTTCCTGCTCCGCTTCCTCTTGGGCGGTGCGGTAGCCGTTGGCGCGGCCGGCGAAATACAGAGCCAACACCGCTGCCACCAGCACGACTGTTGAGATTAAAGTTCGCAACACCACGTTATTCGGCCACATCGTTTGTTCCTTTGTTGATTTGTGCTACCTGCGGGATGACCGCCATACCGCGCTTGATTAGGGCGTAACCGCCTACCATCGAGCCGTATGCCCACCATAACCATTCGGGCGTATCGGCGGTTAGTGCGAATTTAGCCGTCATAACAGCGGCAGCAATATTCGCCCACAGTTTGGTGTGGCTGATATGACCCGTGGCCGGGTTGGTGATCAGGCCGCCTAACCATTTGAGGATTTTCATTTCCGTGCCTTTCTGCGTTTGGCGGCACGGCGGGCAGCAGCTACACCCGATTTGCCGCGCTTGCCACAGGGGAAATTAACCGACAGCTTGTCTGCTACGCGGATACGGGTAGGTATTTGTACAGGCGGTGCGGCAAGCAAAGATAAAGCAGCAGCAAACAATGTTTTTTTCATCGCTTATTCCTTGTTGTCTTTTGACGCGTGCAGCAGATTCTCGGCAACACGTCTTACCCACCCTTTGCCGAAAGTGCCGAAAGTGCTTAATTTGGTGTAGAAACTCAAACGCTCAGCATTGAAGCGCAACAGCAAGTCGTTTTCCGGCATGGCATTGATGGCATTGAGACTGATTTGTCCGATTACGCCGTCATCAGCCACACCCGCTGCACGTTGCAGCATGCGTGCCGCATTGCCATATCCGTGATTGATGCAAGAGTCGAAAAATTGGTAAGCCACTGCATCGGGCATTTTGTCGGCGTGGTAGCGTTCCCAAAATGCTTTACGGTAGATTTCAATGGCTTGGTTGCGGGTCATGTTACGCATTGAGCCGGTGTAGCCGTTGGCCGTTGCCGTGCGTTTGGTAATGCCCCAGTTTGTCTCCCCACCGGGGTCTTTGGGGTGGTTGACATGCCCTCCTTCGTGAGAGAGGACACGATTGATAAATTGGTTGAATTTAGGCATAAGAAAAATCCCTGTAACAGTTGTTTCGTTACAGGGATTTTGAAGGGATTTATGCTTTTGGGCTTTTAAACGGGTTTAAAGAATTTTAGTTTTCCTCTTCATCATCGGGCAAATTTTCTGCTTTTGTAATTGTGGCATGAATAACGGAGTCATCGGAAATTCGTTTTACTGCATTTACTTGTAGAAATAAAGGAGTTCTAGCCCACTCATTTTTCTGTAAAATTTTCTTATATTTTTGTTCAATGGAGTCTTCTTGAACAACTGCGGTAAATTTAATACCACTACCTTTAGCTTGAATGGTTACTTTAAATTCATCAGGAAGACTGGAATCGACTGCCAAAATACGATATATACCGTCCATTCTTGCTTCAATTGGTTTTTTACGAGTATTTTTAGTGAGTTCTTCAGCCTGCTCGCCTGTAAATTCGGTATCATCACCAAGAGAAATTTTCTCAGCCTGCGCAAAACGTTTAACTGCTTCAGCTTTTGATTCATCTGATAATTCTTTGACAGATTTAACCAATGGTTCTTTAGCTGCAACCTGTGCCAAGATGCGCGCTCGCTCGGTTTCTTGTTCTGAAACGAACCTTAACTGTTGTATAAGCTCAATATCTTGTGTTTCTTTGGCTTCTGCTGTTCGGCGCTCTTTACGGTAATCCAAGTAGTTCTTGAACGCACTGGAACCAAACCACATTGCCGCCATAGAAATCAATGCAACGGTCATATGTGTCCCGTTCATCTGCGTCATTCCTTGTTCCAATAGCTTGGTAAAGCCTGATGTAAAATCTAATGAAAAAAGAGAACTGCCTTTTTCAACTCTTACAACAAATTCCAGTTCTTTCTTTTCTTCTTGAGTCAATCGATTGGCATTCGCTTCACCATATTTGGCTACCGCATAAGCTCGGTTAAGGCCACTTTGTAACTCAATAAATGCCTTCATGACCGTAGGTGTGATACTAGAGTGAAATTCCTCTCCTTCTAATTTTAGCTCCAACTTAGGGAGCGATTTTACTTTAATATTCTTATTGAAAAAATAATTTTCATCATTGAGATAATTTTCTAAAATCTGATAAATATCGGCTTCATTTCTAATAATTACAGTTGCCATATTTCTCTTTCTGTTTCCCACAAAGGCCGTCTGAAACCCTTTCAGACGGCCTTTGTTTTATCGGTTATTCTCGGCAGGCTCTGCAAACATCATCACCGGCATGATGCCGCTGACAAGAATGCTATATTTAACGCCATCTTCGACAAAGTTTTTATTGACGCTGGCGGTACTGTCTTTTTTGGATTGCTTGGTGAATTCATTCACGGCATCACCAGCCATTTTGAGGATTTTCCCACCAACGGTTCTATTGCCGTGATCACCTGCTGCTGCGCTCAACATTAGTGCGGCAGAGCTGAAATTTTTCAGGTTTTCGGCTGCATCACTATTTGCGCCTACTGTTGCTGTAATGCTGGTCAGTTTGCCGGTAGCTGGGTCAGTGGCGATATTGCCGACTAAGTTGTCATTAATAGGCAGCATGGCCGTCAATCGCATTGCGTTGGCATCGCCTTCGGGCTTCATGCTGTCAGGAATTTTGGCAAAGCCGAAACCGGCCGTTTCAAAATCTTCATCAACGCGTTTTCGGAATGTGTCCCAGTCTAAATCCAATGTGGCAACTGGCGATTTTTCTGTTTCTGGTACTTTTTTCTGTATGGTTTCGGAATCGGTTGCTTTTTCTATTTTGGTAGAGTTAGCTGGTTGGTTATGAGGTGTAGGTTCAATATTATCTGTCGTTTTGGGCGGGTCAATGGTAATGCCGAGTATAATTAATACAACCCATGATGCAAAACCGGTAGCAGCACCAGTAAAGTGTCTGACTGCTTTACTTTTTCCTGATTCTTTCAATTTTCTAGCCAATAAAATCCATACAATAATTGCAGCAGGAAAAGAAGTTAAAAATAAAAACATTCCCATTTGTTTTCCCTATTAAAAAGTAGTGAGCATTAATTGGTAAGAAATGAAAATATATCACAAATTATCACATATTCAGAAAAATAAAATACCCGATAGTAATATCGGGTATTTTATTTTGCATCGTTCAATTTAATTCTTTTGACACATTCACTACTCTGCCAATGATTTCTATATCAGGATGATCTTCTAGTCGTAGCGGCATGGGTGGATAAGTGTGGTTATCGGAAATCAGCAGTAAGCTGTTATCGGGTTGTTGTTGGATTCTTTTCACCCACAACGTATCTCCTGCACGAATAACATAAATATGGCCGTCTCGTGGGGTGTTACGCTCGGTATCAACCAATAGCGTATCTTTGTTGCCGATAGTGGGCTCCATGCTATCGCCACGGGCAATAACAGCATGTAAACATACAGGTTTCAGTCCTCGTGAGGTCAACCAGTCTTTGCGGAATGCCAACCGACTGTCAGGTTCAGTGACTCCGTAAGCAGTAGTGCCGTGACCGGCAGAGACTTCCACATCATAAACAGGAATGTAGGCATATTCATCAGATTCTTGAACGTCTGCAATATACATATTTCCACTGCCTGTCAGTAGCCAGTTTAAATTTATACCCATTTGAGTGCTTAATTTGATCAGGCTTTCCGTATTTGGCTCCCTCTCTCCGCTCAGATAGTTTTGCAGGCTTCTATAAGCAACAGTAGATTTATCTGAAAATTCTTTAATTTTCAAATTCATATCTTTTAGGACTAAATTTAATCGCTCTGAAATACTCATTTGTTCAAAAATCCTGTTGATTATGTACATTCTTTCGTATAATATACACATATGGACGCACCAATACTCATTTAGACACACAAACGGACGCAAATATAGATGCAAGGTATTGGATAGTGTCGATTGAGTTAGGTTCAGATTTAAACACAGATTATCACACATGGATATGAAATGAGTAAGCAGATTAATCAATTTTCGCCACTCCCTTATCCGCAAACGCCGAAGTCGGCACAGAAATATTTTATTAAGCGAGGCATTAATAAAAGCGAATGGGCGAGATATTTCGGTTTCGAGCGCACGATAGTGGAACATCTGCTTGGTGGAAAGTTGAAAGGCAGACGGGGACAGGCGCACGAAGCGGCAATCAAATTGGGCTTGAAGGAGAATCCTGATGGCGAGCGTTAAAGGACAGCGGCTCTTAAGTGTATTTAAGTCGCTCGAAGCACACCCGATTATCGGGGTCAGCAATAAAGAGATTTCAGACGGCCTCGACATCTCGCCGGCGCATGTGAGCCGGGATTTGGAAGACCTGATAGCGGCGGGATTGGTGGTAAAGCTGGATAACGGCAATTTTGCTTACGGCATCAAAACGCTGCAAATCGCCGAGCGGTTCAGACGGCAGCAGGAGCGGCTGCAAAGCAAGATTGCGGAAATCGGCGCGCGGGCTGATGTGGATTAATTGAAGTTGAAAGTTTCCGACGTCGGAAACTTTGGTCGGTTAAATCTTTCCCGACGTCGGGAGAGATTGGGAGATACAAATGAGCAGTAACAAGGAAATTGAAGTTTTAGATGTGGAAAAAACACAAAACCATGCAGCCATGCACAGCATTATGGTCATGGAGCAATGGGGCGGTGGCGAAACATATAACGAGGAGCGGTGGATTGAACGCGGCCGCCATGCCGTGCGCCAAACGATGGAAGGTATGTTCGAGTTAGGCAGAGCCTTGATTGTTTTGAAAGAGCATACCGAGCATGGCCGTTTTATGGAAATTGTAAAGAGTCAGTTTGGACTGGGTATTGCTGAGACATCTCGCCTAATGTCTGCAACAAAACGATTTTCAACGCCACAGATGCAGAAAGCAGCACCTAAGTTGATGGATTTAGGCAAGTCGAAGCTGCTTGAATTGCTGGTGGAAGACGATGTGACGCTGGTTGAGCTTGCTGAAGGCGGCGATATCAACGGCCATACCTTTGACGATGTGGACAGAATGACAGTGCGAGAACTGCGCGCCGCTTTACGCGAAAGCCGCGAAACTGCCGAAGCCAAAGATAAAGTGATTGCCGACAAAAACAAAAAGGTAGACGAGCTGGCGGAAAAACTGGCTAAGAAGCAGGTTAAAGAGCCGAAGCCGCAGGATGTGGCCAGCGAGCTGACCATGCGATTGAGTACGGCGGTAATCGGTGTGCGCTCGGATATCAGCCGCCTGCGCGATTTATTCGAGCAACTGGTTGCCCACGGCGAAGCGCACGGCTTTGACCACCGCGCACAGATGGTGGGCAGCATCAATCAGGTGAGACGGGATGCGGAAATGCTGCGCGAGCTGTTTGCCCTGCCCGAAGAAGCACCCACGGACGAAGTGCCGGAATGGTTGAAAGATTACGATCCTGAGCAAGGCAATGGGGATTAATCATGAATGCGGCAATGACGGAGCGTTTAAGTGAAATCGCCCGCGAAGCCGAAAAGTGCGGGCGCGGCGGCAAGACGGCCTATCTGAAAGAGCAGGCCGAAGCGTTGGGTATCAGCTTGGCAACGTTGCACCGGAAATTGGGTGAGGTGGTATTGAAGCCGACCCGCAAACGCCGCGCCGATGCAGGCAAATCGGCCTTGACCTATGAAGAAGCGCAGGCCATCAGCACTTTGGTGATGGAAACGATGCGTAAAAACGGCAAACGGCTCACTACGGTATCGGCAGCGGTAGAAATGTTAAGAGCTAATGGCGAGATTGCCGCCGAGAAGGTGGACGAAGCCACCGGCGAAGTAAGCAAACTATCAGACAGCACCATTGTGCGGGCATTGCGGGAATACAAGCTGCACCCCGACCAGCTGTTACAGCCGGAGCCGGTAACGCGGATGAAATCGGAACACCCCAACCAATGGTGGGAGATTGACCCGAGCTTGTGTGTGCTCTACTACCTGCCGCGCAACGGCAAAGATACGGGCTTGCGAGTGGCCGGTTATGAAGAGTTTTATAAAAACAAGCCCGGTAATCTGAAAAAAATCGAGCTGGATAGAGTGTGGCGTTATACCGGCACCGACCATACCAGCGGCACCATCTGCGTGCGCTACTACTTCGGCGGCGAGACCAGCGCCAACCTGTGCGACTTTTTTATCTACATGATGCAGGCCAAACAGGACATAGCCAAAGACCCTTTCCGGGGCGTGCCGAAAAACGTGATGCTCGACCCGGGCAGCGCGAATACCTCGGCAGCATTTAAAAACCTCTGCAAAGCGCTGGATGTGCATGTGCAGATAAACAAACCGGGTAATCCGAGAGCCAAAGGGCAAGTGGAAAAAGCCAACGACATCGTAGAAACGGCGTTTGAAAGCAGCTTGAAACTGGTGGAAGTGGAAAGCATTGACGAGCTTAACGGCTTGGCCGAACGCTGGATGCGCTACTACAACGGCACCAAAGAACACAGCCGCCACGGTATGACGCGCTACCAAGCATGGAACAAAATCAAGGCCGAGCAGCTGATACTGCCGCCGCCTGCGGAATATTGCAGAGAGTTGGCCATCAGCGCACCGAAAGAAGCCAAGGTGTCGCCCGAATTGGAAATACGCTTCGGCGGCCGCTATTACAGCGTGAAAGAGATAGCGGGTGTGATTGTGGGGCAAAAGGTGCTGGTTGCCAAAAACCCTTGGGATGAAACCGGCGCACGGGTAGCGACATGGGATGCGGAAGGTAACGAGGTATGGCAGGCGGTAACGGCCATAGAGTTTGACGATTACGGCTTCCGTCAGGATGCGGCGCTGATGGGTAAGGAATACAAGCCCGCAGCCGATACTCCCGCCCAGCAAGCCAAGAAGGCGCAAGAGAAGCTGGCGATGGAAGCAGACACGCTGGAAGAAGCCGTCGCCAAACGCAAGGCGAAAGCCTTACCCTTTGGCGGACGTATCGACCCCTACAAGCATCAGGAAGATACGCTGGCCGCACGCAATACGCTCTACATCGAGCGGCAAGGCACCCAAATGGATTACAACCGCATGGAAGTAACCGAGCAGGTGTTGAACAAGGTAGAAATGGCCAAGCTGCTGAAACCGCGTATCGAAGCCGCTGGCGGAGACTGGAAACAGGCGGTGGCGTTTATCAAGGCCAATTATCCCGACGGTGTGTTGGCCAGCCAGTTGGATGAAGTGGCAGGCCGTCTGAAAACGGCGGGCAAGTTGAAATTGGTTAAAGGGGCATGATGAAGGAAGAATTTAAACAGCTCGGCAAATCGTATACCGCCGCTGCCGCTGAAATCGGATGCAGCAAAACCGCTTTAGTGAATGCGGTGGTACACGGCAAATGGCCGAAAAAAGACGCAGACCGGCTGCGTGAGAAGTTAAGACAGTATTTTGAAACAAATGGTGCGGATATTCCTGCTGGCCTGAGAAACCCGGAAACCGCACCTGCCCACCCTAATGAAAGCGAGGACAAAGAGATGTTATTACGAAAAGCCACATTAACACAAGCCGCCAAGCAGCATTTCGGCTTACCGCGCGATCCGTTTAACGACGAAATCCGCGAAGCTGCCGACGTATTTTTAACGCCCGATGTGCGTTATGTGCGCGAGGCGATGTTTCAGACGGCCTGCCACGGCGGCTTTGTGGCGGTGGTCGGCGAGAGCGGCGCGGGCAAATCCACCCTGCGTGAAGACCTGCAAGACCGCATCAACCGCGAAGGCAAACAGATCATCATGATCGAGCCGTATGTGTTGGCGATGGAAGACAACGACATCAAGGGCAAAACCCTGAAAGCCGCGCATATCGCCGCCGCGATTTTGGAAGCCGTTGCCCCGGGCGTGAAGCCCTACCGCGACGCCGAGGCGCGTTTCCGCCAAGTGCACCGCGCCCTGCAGGAAAGTGCACGCGCAGGCAACAAGCATGTGCTGATAATCGAAGAAGCCCACGGCATGCCGGTGCCGACGCTTAAACACCTGAAACGCTTTTTTGAGTTGAAAAGCGGCTTTGAACGACTGCTCGGCATCGTATTAATCGGCCAAACAGAGCTGGCGCAAAAGCTGGCGGAAAACAACCCGAATGTGCGCGAAGTGGTGCAACGCTGCGAGCTGGTGACCCTGCTGCCGCTGACCGACGGCAAGCTGGCAGGCTATCTGAAACACAAGTTTGAGCGTGCAGGCGGCGATATCGCCAAAGTGATGGACGAGAGTGCCATTGATGCGATTGCCGAACGCCTGACGGTACGCAGCCGCACGGCAAAAGGCGCAGAGCAGCACAGCCTGCTGTATCCGCTGGCGGTTAACAATTTAGTGGCTGCGGCTATGAATCAGGCGGCGGAGTTGGGTTTTGATATTGTCGATGCCGATGTGGTTAAGGGGGTGTGAGATGGCGGACATCATTGAAAAAACAGTATGGGGATTTGCTTGCGCGATACTTTTAAGCTGCCAAAGCCATATCGAACAGCCTTACAGCCCGCCCGCGCATTATGCGGCATCGGAATATCAAGGCAGCAACGACACCGCCGCGCTGATGGCGCAGAAACAACGCGAAGCAGACGATGCGGTGCGCGAAATGCTTAAAGCCTACGAGCAGGAAGACTTCGATTGGATACGCGGCGATGCGGAGGCATACAGATGAAAAAACGATTACTCGAATTGATGCAGTATCCGTGCTCCGCCGCGTTTTTGGCCGATGTGATGCGTGTTGACGAAGCAGCAGTGAAAGCCGAGCTGACCAAGCTGGAGCGCAAGGGCAAAATCAAAAAGACCGTGGTTTATACCGTTAAAAACAGAGAAGGGGAAGAACAATGTGCCGCATAGAATGGGATTACAGCAATATCAAAGCCAAAGTGAGTCGGGACTACAGAGGAAGTTTGTGGTGCACACTTTTGACGGTGCGCGATGAATTTATCCTGACAATGGTATCGGGCAATCCTGAAGAAGATGAGACATCACTTGTTCAGACGGCCTTGAGGCTGTTAAGCGTGAGCGATATGCAGTTGGCCAATCGGGAGGCCGTCTGAAATGAAAGTGAAATGCCCCAGCTGCGGGGCAAGTATGAGCCTTGATGTGCTGGTTGCCCATGATGAAGCCCGCAATGCTTTAGTGGAGCTTACCGGCATATCAGACGAGCTGGTGAAAAGCTGCCTGAAGTACCTGACTTTGTTCAGGCCGTCTGAAAAAGATTTGACCTTCGCCCGTGTGGCCAAACTGGTGGGTGAGATTGCTCCGATGATTCGGGCAGGCGAAATCAGCCGCAACAGGAAAGCCTACCCCGCGCCCCGCGAGGCTTGGATTTGGGCATTTGGCCGCTGCCTCGAAGCCCGCGATATGGGCAAGTTGCAAACCCCGCTGACCAGCCACGGGTTTTTATTGGAAAACATCACGTTTTGGACACCTGATAAAACGGCGGGTATGGCGGTGGCGGTGCCGTTAAGCGGGGAACGCCCCGCGCCCGAAAGCAAGCTCAGACAAGGCGTGGGCGATTTGATGGAGTGGGCAAATGGAGAAGGAGGTTGATTGGCTGAAAAAGGAAATCGGCGCCGGCTTTGCGCTGCTCTCGGCCTTGAATTTGAAAGGACGTCCGGCCGCGTCCGATTTGAAGGCAGTAGCTCAAATATGGTACGGCCTGCTGCTCAAGGAGGAATGGCAGCCGCAACGCGATACTCCCCGCATCAGGGAGGCGTTTCAAAGCATTGCGGCTACATCGACGGAATGGCCGAATCCTGCGGATTTAAAGCGGCACCTGCCCGAGCCTGAAGTAAAGATGGTGCCGAGAATAGAGAAGAAGCACAAACCGACGGAATACGGCAAAGCCATGCTGGAAGAAATGAAAGGCCGTCTGAAAGATGCTCCGGTAATGAACCGGGATTGGATACACGGCCCCCGCCACCGCACGGTGGAAGAATGTAAACAGATTTACGCCGCAAGGCAGAAAGGCAAGCAAAATGAACATTGATAAATCCCAATACCGCGAAGATGCCAAAGGCAATTTGGTGCCGGTGGCCAATATCCGCGAAATCGACCTGCTCCGGGACGAGCTGGTGATGGAGTTGGCAGGCAAGGCAGCCGAAGTGCAACAGCACATCTCGGATTTCAAACGCGAAGCAATGGACGATATTGCCGCATTCGTACAGTTGAGTGCTGACCGCTACGATGTAAAAGTGGGAGGCAAGAAAGGCAACATCAGCCTGCACAGCTTCGACGGCTCATACCGCGTGCAACTGGCGATGCAGGATACGCTGGTATTCGATGAAGGCTTGATTGCGGCCAAAGCCCTGATTGACGAGTGCATCAACGAGTGGACGGAAGGCAGCCGCACCGAATTGAAAACGCTGATTAATGCGGCATTCCAAGTCGACAGTCAGGGCAACATCTCCACCACCCGCGTACTCGGCCTGCGCCGCCTGCAAATCAGCGACGACAAGTGGAAACGTGCAATGGACGCACTCTCGGACAGCCTGAAAGTGCATATCAGCAAGCCGTTTGTACGGGTGTACCGCCGCGATGATGCAGGCGATTATCAGTTGGTTAACTTGGATATTGCGAAGGTGTGAATATGGATATAAAAAACAGCGATGACAAAGCAGAATTATCTACTGAGAAATCTGCCACTATTGACATTGAGTTGCGTGCCGACAGCGGATACCGTTGTTCTTTGTTGAATCAACGTATCAGCCCCAAACAATGGAAATATATCAGTGAAATTTTGCATCGTAAGGATTTATAAAAACACAGTTTACCAACCCGCGCGGCACGGTTTGCCGCAAACCAACCAACAGGAGTGAAACATGAATAAATCCGAGTTAGTAGCACAATTGGCCGAGAAGTGGGTTTGGCCGAAGAGCAAGGCGCAGATGGCATTGGACGGCGTGCTGGAGATTATCGAAACCGCGCTGGCCAAAGGCGAAGATGTAACGCTGCCGGGCTTCGGTACATTTACCGTTGCCGACAAGCCGGAACGCCAAGGCCGCAACCCAAAAACCGGTGAGCCGCTGACCATCACAGCACACAAGACCCCTAAATTCAAACCGGGGAAAGCACTGAAGGATGCGGTCAACTAAGGCCGAAGCCTTTTATTCAGGCCGTCTGAATTTTACAGACGGCCTCTGTAAACGGTTACGGAAAGAAAACAAAATGAAAGAAACCAAAGCACAGAAGAAGGCACGGCTGATTAAGCTTATCCATGTGGCCAAAGGCCAACTGATGATGGATGACGCGGCATACCGCACTTTGTTGGCCAATGCCTCGCGCGGCAAGACCAGCAGCAAGGCTTTGTCGGTCGATGAATTGGAGTGGGTGCTGCGGCAATTGAAGGCGCAAGGTTTTGTAGTAACGACCAAAGCGCAAGCCAAACAGGCTAAGCCGGATATACCGGTACATGATGCACATGTGGCGGTGGATGCGCAGATTAAAAAAATCAGGGCATTGTGGCTTGAGCTGCACAAGCTCGGCGCAGTGCGTAATCCTTCTGAGCTGGCGTTGGCCAAGTTTGTAAAACGTATGACGGGGGTGGATTATCAGAATTGGTTGGGTGTGGATGATGCGTCAAAAGTGATTGAGCATCTGAAGGAATGGAAAAAACGGGTTGAAAACGGAGGTAAATAATGGCTGATGCACGAATACCGGAATTGCTGTCGGACTTGGCGGCAAAAGTGAGCGAGGAAGTATTGCAGCGCGGAGTGGATAAAGCGGCGGCCAAAGCGGTGGGCGACAGTGTGGCCAAGCGCATGGCCCGCGAATGGGGCGGACAAAACATTTATATCCCGCAAGGTATCTTGTGGGGCATAGACGAACGTGATCTGGAGATTTTTGAAAAATTCGACGGTACCAACCAACGGGAGCTGGCGAAAGAATACGGGTTTTCGGAGCAATGGATTTACCGCATCGTCGAGCGCGTGCGGCAAGCCAAAATCAAAGAAAACCAAGCGGATTTATTCAGCGGCTGCGGTTGATAATCTGCTGTCTAATTAAATATAGCGGTCAAATCGGTTTTGACCGCTTTTTTACGCCGTTTCGGCATGCGGTCGGGGGTTTGCCTGTCTGAAAGGTAAAATGCGCTTAAAACGCGTTTTTGGCGGTATTTTCAGACGGCCTTTGGAATCGTGATTTTTAAACCCGTTTAAAAGATTTGAAATCGGCCTCAAGCGACAATCCCTGCAACAGCAAATGCAGGGATTTTTTTATGGCTTACGAGATTTTTAGGGCAGGCACGCACACCGACAACAACGGCAACAAGGTCACCATTACGGCTGCCGACCTTGCCGAGGCGGCGGCGTGTTACGACCCGAAGCTGCACGAAGCACCGGTAGTGGTCGGTCACCCTAAAACCGACGACCCCGCCTACGGATGGGTGGGCGGCTTAACCGTTTCAGACGGCGTGCTGTCTGCGGATTTTGCCCAAGTGGACGACGCTTTTGCCGGTTTGGTAAAGGCAGGCCGCTACAAAAAAGTATCGGCCAGCTTTTATCCGCCCGGCAGCCCGAGCAACCCGAAGCCCGGCTCTTGGTATCTGCGCCATGTCGGTTTTCTCGGCGCACAGCCGCCTGCGGTAAAAGGCTTATCCGCCATCAACTTTGCCGAAGACGATGTGTATGTCGAGTTTTCGGAGGTTGCCCACCGCCGCGCGGCATCGATTTTCCGCCGCCTGCGCGACTGGCTGATCGAGCAGTACGATATCGCCACCGCCGACAAGGTCGTTTCCGATTGGGAAATCCACGACATCGAAGAAACCTCTGCATGGGGCAATCCGCCCGAATCATTATCGCCGGCATTTGCCGACCCTCAACCCCAACCCAACCCCGAAACCCATGAATCGATTAAGGAGACCGATATGGCGACCGAAGAACAACTGGCGGCCGAAAAGGCAGCCCGTGAAAAAGCCGAGGCTGACGCCGCTCAAGCCAAGGCGGAATTGAAAAAGCTGCAAGACGAGCAGGACAAGGCCCTGCGCGATGGTGCGCACCAACAAAACACCGAATTTGCCGAAGGCTTGGTTAAAGACGGCCGTCTGAAACCTGCCGACAAAGACTTGGTTGTCCAAGTGCTGGACTTTGCCGAATACCCGGAGCATACCAGCGTCGATTTCGGCGAAGGCGGCAATAAAAAGCCGCTCAGCGAAGCTTTGCGCGCGTTTTTAAGCGCGGTGCTGCCCAAGCAGCTGCCTACAGGTGAAATGGCCAAAGGCCAGCCTGTTGAATTTGCCGAAGGCATGAGCCACCACGAACGTGCGCTGGCTTACCAAAAGGCGCACGGCTGCACCTATGCCGAAGCGGCAAGCCGCACGGCGCAAGATTAATCCGTATCGAAAAGGAAAAAACATGAGCAAACATTTAGCCACCCTGCGCGAAAAAGACGAGGTGCTGACCCATTTGGCGGTCGGTTACCGACAAGCGGGCTTTGTCGGCGAAAAAATCGCACCGATGGTGTACGCCGAGAAGGAAGGTATCAAAGTGCCGGTGTACGGTAAAGGCTCGTTTATTGAGTATGAAACCGAACGTGCGGTAGGTGCGGACAGCAATGTGATTACGCTGGATCAAGCTAAAACCATGCCGGTGGTGCTGGAAGAACATGATTTGGCCGCCGGTGTGGATTACCGCGAACAGCACGAAAGCCGCCACGATGAAAAAGCCAAGGCTACCCGTCGTGTTACCGCAGGTATCCAGCTGAAGCAGGAATTGGAAATCGCCCGCTTGATTCAGGATAAATCTGCATATCAATCCGGCCATACCGTCGACTTATCGTCCACGGCTGAAAAACAGTGGAGCCATGCTTCTTCAGACGTACAGAAAGCGTTGGAAGAAGCAAAAGAAACCGTGCGTGCCGCCTGCGGTATCCGCCCGAACGTGTTGGTGGTAGGCCCGGCCGTGTTGAGCAAGCTGCGTATGAACAAAAGTCTGCGCGACAGTTTGGGCAGCGGCCACGACAAAACTTTGCTCAATATCGAGATGCTGAAAAACCTGCTGGATGTGGAAGACATCATTGTCGGCGAAGCGGTGTATTCGGCAGACGGTAAAAAGGCAACACAAGATGTATGGGGCAATTTTGCCAGTTTGATTGTGCGCCCGACCATTGTGGGCGAAGGTAACGACGAGGGCGAAACGGCGTTTGCCTACACCTTCCGCCGCCGCGGTATGCCGATTGTCGACCGCTTCGACGGTGTGGGCGGCAAGGTCGAGTATGTGCGCTATACCGATATCCGCAAAGCTGCGGTAGTCGGCGGTGCGTGCGGTTATTTGTTCCAAAAACCGATTGCTTAACTATATGAGGCCGTCTGAAATGAAGGAGTACACCGGTCTGCCATGCAGCGGCGAGTAGTTTCAGACGGCCTTTGGAGAGAACAATGACTTTACAAGTGAAATTTGAAGACCTTGAAGCAAAAGGTGCGGTAGCGGAATACCACCGTATTGGCGAGACAACGACCATTGTTTGCTCGCTGACGCTGCCATCGGGTTTTGTGGTTATCGGCCAAGCATCGTGTATCAATCCCGATGTATTTGATGAGCAGGCCGGTATCGAATTGGCTCACCAAGATGCCATGCGTAAGCTGTGGGAGCTGGAAGCCTACCGTGTTAAAGAAAACGCCTTCGCGGCAGAAAAGGAGACCCAAAATGGCTAAACAAACCAAACAGGTGGCATTGACCACCACCATGCGCACCACCGGCAAAGTGGTGGAAAACCGTTTTGTGACTTTTGCAGGCAAACAGGCCAAGGCCAATGAGGCTGTTTTAGGTGTTGCAGTCCGTGATGCCGACGAGAACGATTTGCTGGCCGTCGATGTAATCGGCATTGCGCTGGTTGAAGCAGGCGGCGCGGTAACCGTAGGTGCGAAAGTATCGGCCGATGCCCAAGGCTGTGCCGTAACCGGCACTCAAAATAATGCCGGTACGGCTTTAACGGCGGCATCCGGTGCCGGTGATGTTATCCGTATCTTGCTGAAAGGTTAATCATGAAAGTATATGTCGCAAAAACCCCGCTGATTTTGCAGGATGAAGCAGGCGAGGACTTCCGCGTGGAGGTAAACGAAGTGGTGCAACTGACACCGGAGCAGTATCAGGATGTTGCCGCCCATGTGATCCCCGGCGAAATTTCAGACGAAGATTTGGCGGCGGCCGGTTACCAACCTGACGGCACGCCGCTGCAGGAAGACCCGCCACCGCCGCCTGCCGAAAAACAGGAAAACCCGCCTGCTGTTCAGCAGGAAGGCGACACCAAATCCGGCCGAGGCCGCAAAGCGAAAGAAGCGTAATGCGCTACATTACCCGCGATGACTTGGCGGCCGCAGTCAGCATGACCGAGCTGGTGCAGTTGAGCAATGACCAAATAAGCCATTACGGCAGCGCGGAACAGCCGGACTGGGCTGTGGTTGACCGTGCCATCGTCTATGCGGCCGAACTGATAGACGGCCATATCAGCGGCCGCTACACACTGCCGTTGGAGCCGGTGCCGGGCATCTTGCCCCAGCTGGCTACAGATATTGCGCGGTTTTGGCTGCACCAGCGGCGCGTCAACGGGGCGGACTTCCCGAAGGCAGTGCAAGCCGCCTACGACAACGCCCTCAAAATGCTGGCGGCCATCCGCGACGGCAAAATCCATCTCGGTATCCGGAATATGGAAGAACCTGCCGGCCAACTGCAACCCGAGCGCGGCGCATACCGCGTGCGGGCGGGTAAGAAGCTGAATACGGAGGGCTACTGATGGCCGCTACCGTGCCGATTCTGCAGGCAGTTACAGAATGGCTGCAAGAGCAGCTCCCCGATGCCGAAGTGCGCCTGTTTCCCGACAATCCGGCTACCTACCGTTTTATCCACCCAAGAGGCGCGGTGTTGGTGGGCTATCAGGGAAGTAAATTCGGCAGCATCGAGCAGCTGGGTGCCATCTCGCAACAACGTGTGATGACCCTGCACCTGACCGTATTCGGGCGCGGCCTGCATAACGACGGTGCCGCATTGGATTTGCTCGACCGCCTGCGCTTGGCCGTGGTGGGCTATCAACCGCCCGCCTGTTTGCCCTGCCACCTGATTAGCGAGCAGTTTTTAAGCGAGGACGGCGGTGCTTGGCAGTATCAGCTTTTAGTGCAAACCGAAACCCACCAAGTGCAGCAATGCCGCGAAGAGAAACAGCCGTTGTTTGTTGCCGCCCGTTACCGACAAAACGGCGACCCTACCGAACCCGATTTAAAACCCAAAAAGGAGTAAACCTATGGCAGCAGCCTTCCATCACGGCACGGAGACCATCAAAATCGATGGCGGCTCCGTACCCGTTTATACCGTTGACGGTGCGATTACGGCCATCATCGGCACCGCCCCCGTCGGCGCGGTCAACGAGCTGACCGTGTGCCAAACCAAAAAAGACTTTACAGCGTTGGGCGGCGAATTGACCGGCGCGGGTTTTACCCTGCCTGATGCCGCCCATATCTGGACGCGCTACGGCAGCGGCGTGGCTTATGTGGTCAATGTGTGCGACCCGGCCAAGCACAAAACCACCGTTAGCAACGAAGTGCTGACGGTTGACCCGGACACACTGACCGCCCGCACGGCCAAGCCCGCTTTGCAGGCAGGCTATGCTTTGGTTGACGGCAGCAGCCCGTTAACTGAAGGTACGCATTACACCATCGATACGCTCACGGGTGAGATTGTGTATAAAAGCAAGCCCACCGCTCCCAAAATCACTTATACCTACACCGACCCGACCAAAGTATCCGAGGCAGACATTATCGGCGCGTATGTAGCCTCTACCGGCAAGCGCACCGGTATGGAGCTGTTGACGGAAGGCTTCAACCGTTTCGGTGCCGATGCCAAAATCCTGATTGCCCCCAGCTACGACAAAACCGCCACCTGCGCCGCCGCGCTGACGGTGCTGGCCGAGAAGCTCAAGGCCATTGCCTATATCGATGCACCCAAAGGCACGTCGTTGAGCAAGGCGATGGAAGGCCGCGGCCCCAACGGCAGCATCAACTTCAAAACGTCTTCCGACCGCGTGCAGCTGTTCTTCCCGCACGTTGTCGGCATTCTGGGCATCGAGAGTTTGGCCACGCACGCGGCCGGCCTGCGTATGAAGACCGATGTGGAAAAAGGCTACTGGTGGAGCATTTCCAACAAGGATTTGCTGGGCGTAACCGATACCGAAGTGGGCTTGACCGCGCGTGCGGACGACCCGCAGAGCGAAACCAACCGCCTGAACGAGAAAGGCATTACCACCGTATTCAACAGCTACGGCACAGGCTACCGCGCATGGGGTAACCGTTTGGCCTGCTTCCCGACGGTAAGCCATATCAAAAACTTTGAAGTGGCACAACGCACCGGCGACATCATCGACGAAAGCATCCGCCGCGCATCGCTGCAATATGTCGACCGCCCGATTGATGACGCATTGATTGACAGCTTGGTGGAGACCGTACGCACTTACTTGGGTACGCTACAAAGCATTGTCGGCTTCGAAGTGGGCTTGGATTATGACTACGATTTGGTTGATGCCTTCAGCAAAGGCCAAGTGCCGATTAAATACGATTTCACCCCCAAACTGCCTGCTGAGCGCATCACCCACACATCGGGAATGACCCGCAAGTATCTGGTCAACCTCACATCCGGCAGCAAATAAGGAGTCATAAATGAGCAATTACATCCGCGCGATTTACAACGCCAACGTCTATATCGACGGCAACAACCACTTGGGCAAGGCTTCGGAAGTCAAACTGCCTGATTTCGAGATTACCCAAGACGAATTTAAGGGCTTGGGATTATGGGGTACGGTCAAACTGCCGTCGGGTGCCGAAGCGATGGAGGGCGAAATCACTTGGAATAGCCTGTATCCCGACGTGGCGGCCAAAGCCTACCACCCCTTCCGCGCCGCCCAGCTGATGATTCGTGCCAACCAGCAGATTCACGATGCACGAGGTTTGGTTAAGGAGGTGTCGGTGGTCACCACGATTACGGCGACCATGAGCAAAATGGGTTTGGGCAACTTCAAACACAAGGAAAAATCCGAACACAGCACCACTTATCAGGCTACGGAAATCCGCCAAGTGGTTGACGGGCGCGAAGTGTTGTACTACAACGCGTTGAAAAACATCTACCGCGTGAACGGCGAAGACGTGCTGACTCAGATGCGTAAAAACATCGGCGCATAGGCCGTCTGAAAATGCTAAAGCCGTTTAGATTCCATCTAAGCGGCTTACTTTTAAACTAGACCCACCTTTCGACAAGTTAAAGGTGGGTTTCTTTTTTGGCCGTGCCCACAGGCCGTTTTTTTTGAAAAAGGATTGCAAAAATGAATGAGGCAAAACAGATGCAGGAGCAATTGGGTGTCAGCAAGGAAATCAAACTGAAATATCCGGTGCGTTTGGCTACCGGCGAAATGTTGGAGAAACTGACCCTGCGACGCCCGAAAGTGGGCGATATCCGTGCTGTTGCCGGTCTTGCGACCGATGCCGAGCAAGAGTTGGCGATTATGGCACGTATTTCAGGCTTGGTGCCTGAAGACTTGGACGAGCTTGATTTGGCCGATTACAAACAGGTGCAAGACTGGTTTCGCCGCTCGCAAGAAGGTAAATCCGAATCAGCCTCCGCTGAGTAGGCAGGAAGCCGACGCTCGACTCTTGAATGCAGCGGCAGACGTGGCTTGGTGGTTCGGTTGGAGCGTGCAGGATGTGTATGTGCTGCCGCTGGATGAATTTGAAGACTGGTTAAACGAAGCAACCCGCCAGATTAAGGCGGGCTATCGAAAGGGAATGTGATTTTTAACCGGTCTTTTTTGGAAGTAATTCGGTAATTGCACCAAGCAGTAAAGCAGCGGCACCGACAGGAATCAAAAGGAACGGGGCAATCAGGCCGTACACAATGCCGGTTGCCCAATTTTCCACCAGACAACCAATGACAAATCCGGAAACAATCAGGAATTTAACCATCGTTTCTGCGCGGTCTGCATTTAAGGCAAAGTTCCAATATTTGTTCATGTTCCACCCCTTTGAATGATGAAAGGATAATAAACCATGTCTGCAGATTTGGCAATCGGTGTCAAAGTCGGTTTCAGCGCAGGGGCTGCGATTGCCGGTTTGGGGTCGGTGCGAAAATCGATGGTTGCACTTCAGGCGGAAACGCAAAGGTTTTCTGCACGCCAGCGTATGCTCGGCAATCTTTTGTCCGACCCGCTGAGAATGTCGAAAGAACGCGTCGGGGAATTGAAACGCGAATATGCTCAATTGGGCATTACCATTGATAAACTGCGCAACAAATCGACACAATTGGGGGCAATCCAACTCAGGCGGCAGAATCTTGCCGGCCAAAGGCAGGAGTTGTTGGGACAGGTAGCTTCCACCGCTTCGATCGCAACCACTGCCGTTATCCCTGTCAAACTGGCGATGGACTTTGAGTCGGCAATGGCAGGAGTGAAGAAGACGGTTGAGTTTGACAGTCCGCAGCAGTTTCAGCAGATGAACAAGGACATTCTGGCGTTGACACGCAGCATTCCGATGGCGGCTAAAGATTTGGCTGGCATTGCTGCTTCAGGCGGCCAGCTCGGTGTGGCACGCAAGGACATTGTCGGTTTTACCGAAACCGTCGCCAAGATGTCGGTGGCTTTTGATATGACCGCCGAACAGGCGGGCGACAGCATGGCGAAGCTGGCCAACGTCTACAACATCCCGATAGCCCAAATCGGCAAACTCGGCGATGCCGTCAACCATTTATCCAACAACAGTCCGGCTAAGGCTTCGGACATTGTCAATACGCTCGGGCGGGTCGGCGGCGTGGCCAAACAGTTCGGTCTGACCGAACTTCAGACGGCCTCACTTGCCAATGCTTTTATCAGCTTGGGCAAAACGCCCGAAGTAGCCGGCACTGCCGTCAACGGTATGCTGACCAAACTGGGGACGGCGGACAAACAGGGAAAAAAATTCCAAGATGCCTTAAAAGCCATCGGCACCGACAGCAAAACCCTGAAAAAAGCCATTAAGGAGAACGGTGAACAGGCTCTGATGGATTTCTTGAAGCAGATTAAAAAGCTGCCGAAAGAAAACCAGATGGGTGCGCTGGTGGATTTGTTTGGCTTGGAATACGCCGACGATGTGGCCGCGCTGGTTGGTGGTTTGGATACCTATAAAAAGTCCATTGATGGTTTAAAGCAATCCGGGAAAGACGGCAAACCTTTGTTTGAAGGCAGCATGGAAAAGGAGTTTAAGGCTCAGTCCGAAACAACTGCCAAAAACTGGGAGCTGTTTAAAAACAGTATAGTCGAACTGGCGATTACCGTCGGAGCAACCCTGCTGCCGGCCGTCAACAGCCTGCTGGATGCCGTCAAGCCCGTCATTCATGGTATTGCAGACTGGGCAGCTGCCAATCCTGCCGTAACCAAATCAATCTTGGGCTTTGTCGCAGGGCTGGCTTTATTTAAGGTTACGGCACTCGGCACATTGTTTGCCGCCAATGTCTTAATGACGGGCTGGTCGTTTATTCCGGCGATGTTTGCAAAGGTGTCTGCCTCATGGCTGCTGGGCGTGTTGAAATTTCAATCCGGCACGGGTGTAGTCTTTCGCAGCGTCAGCCTGATTAAAACCGCACTGGGCGGTCTGCGTGCCGCTCTGCCGTTGGCCAAGGCGTTTACTCACGGTTTGGTCGGTGGTTTTATCGGTATGGCCAAACTCGGCATGATGGCCATGCGTTCGTTTGCAGGCGGAATCATCCGCTTCCTGCCCATGCTGGCATCAGGCTTCCTCAAGCTCGGTATGGCTCTGATGGCCAACCCCATTTTCCTTGCACTCGGTTTGCTGGCCGCAGCCGCTTATCTGCTTTACACCAACTGGGAAGGCGTGGTCGGCGGAGCCAAGGCACTGTGGCAGGATTTGGGCAACTTCTTCGGCAGTCTGTGGACATCGGTTACGACTGCATTTCAGACGGCATGGAGCGGTCTGACCACATGGTTTTCGGTGGTTTGGCTCAACATCACAACGCTGCTGTCGGCGGTGTGGGAGAGCATCAAAACCACGGTATCGACCGCGTGGGAAAGTATCAAGGTCTTTTTCTCAACCGGCATTGCCGCGCTCTTAAACCTGATCCTGACCTTCTCGCCGGTAACCGCCTTTATGACGGCTTTCCAAGCGGTGTGGACTTGGTTGTCGGGCTTGGGCGCGACTTTCATGGGTTACGGCAGCATGATGATTGACGGCTTGGTCAACGGCATCAAGGCGGGCATCGGCCGTGCGGTGGCTGCTGTGCAAGGTGTGGTATCGGCGGTTAAGTCGGCATTTACCTCTGACCGCAAAGGTATGGGCATCCATTCGCCCAGCCGTGTGTTTGCAGGCTACGGCGGCTTTATGACAGAAGGTTTGGCATTGGGCATCAAGCGCACGGCGGCACGTCCCGTACAGGCCGTCGGCGCGTGGGCAGGCCGTCTGAAAGAGCGTTTCGGCAGCCGTGTGGGCAGTCTGCGTGCCGATTTGGCCGCACGCATTTCAAGCAGCGTCGCAGATTTTGCCTCGGCGCGCGAACAACAGGCGCAGGCGGCTGCGGGAGCCGGCGGCATTACCGTGAATTTCAACCCGACCATCCATGCCCCGGGCGGCGACCCCACCCAAATTCAGGCGGCCTTGCAAATGGGCTTGCGCGAATTTGAGGCACTGTTTAACCGCATGATAGCCGACCGCGAACGGAGGGCTTACTGATGTATGCACAATTAGGTGATGTGCGCTTCGAGCTGCTGCAAAGTTTCAGCAACCTTGAATCCACCCACGCGGCCAAGTTTGCCAAGCATGATGTATTGCAGGGCCGTCCGAGACTGCAGGCAATGGGCAATGACCTGACCACTATGCGGTTTTCGTTGAAGCTGCATTGGAAACTGGGGAATCCCGATACGGCCTACAAAGGCTTGCTGGCCGCCAAAGAGAGCCAACAGGCTCAGGCATTGGTGTACGGCAGCGGCCGCTTTGTCGGCTGGTTTGTGATCGAGCGGTTGGCCGAGCGCACGCTGATACAGGACGCACAAGGCCGCACGGCCGCGCGTGAATTGGACGTGGAGCTGGCCGAGTTTGTGGGCGACCCCAATAACCCGCTGCCGACACCGGGCGTGATGAGCGGCGGTAAAAACCCGCTGTTGGCCTTGTTGCCCGAGTCGGTACAGGCGCAGGCATCCGACATCATGCAGGCGGTGGAAAAAGGCGTACAGATTTACCGTGCGGCCGAAGACGGCATCGAACAAATGCAGCGTTTGGTTTATGCGGCCAAAGACATCAAAAACGACCCCGCCGGTGTGCTCGGTTTGGTGGGCGATGCCCTGCAAATCGGCAGCGGCACATTGGATAAATTGTCGGCTCTGCCCGATGTGACTGCGGTGTTGGGCGATTTGCAGGGTGCGGCGGCGTTTGCCGCCCAAGCCGGTCAGGCGGCGCATCAGCTCGGTAGTGCCGTCGGCAGTCTGCGGTCGGGAACGGAAAACGGCTCGATCGGCGGCTGGTTGGATGCAGCCGTGAATGCCGTTGACAGTGCGTCGGCCTCTTTACAGGACGGCGCGGCCGCGGTCGAAACCTTAACCGGCTGGCTGGCCGTAAGGAGGGATAAATGAGTGCCGTATTGCGCTATACCACGATAGACGGCGACCGTTGGGACTTGATTGCCCATAAGCACTACGGCAATGCGCTGATGGTTGACGGGCTGATTGCGGCCAATCCGCATCTGCCTTTAACAGAAGAATTTAAAAGCGGTTTGACCGTGTTTGTGCCGGTGCTGGCCACTAAACCGAAAAACAGTCAGGCGGATATGCCGCCTTGGATGCGATAACATGTATTTTGCAACGCTTTTTCAAAAAGACGGCAGCAGCCGTACCCACCCCGTTACCAAGCCGGATTTCACGCTCAAATACGAGCAAAAAGACATCACCGGCGATATCGAGCCTTACCTGTTGTCGATTACCTATACCGATTACTTGGGCGAGCAATCGGACGAGCTGGAAGTAACGTTTGAAGATACCGACGGCCGCTGGCTGCGTGCTTGGTATCCCGAGCAGGGAGACAGCCTGTCGCTGAGCTTGGGCGACCAATTCACCGGCTTGGTGGCTTTGGGGAGCTTTCAAATCGCCGAAATCGAATACAACCACCCGCCGAGTACGGTATCGCTGAAAGCGTTGGCCACCGGCATTACCAAGGCTAACCGCACTTTGCAGGCCAAGCCGTATGAAAAAACCACGCTGGCCAAAATCGTGCGCATCGTGGCAGGCCGTCTGAAATTGAAGGTAACCGGCGATGTGGAAGCCATTGATATCGAGCGCGTTACCCAATATCAAGAGCGTGATATCGAGTTTCTGACGCGCTTGGCCAAACAGTACGGCCACACCTTTAAGATCGTCGGCGATACGCTGGTATTTATGAGTAACAAGAAACTGGCCGAACGTGAGCCGGTGGCGGCTTTGAATCCGGCAGACATTATTGATATCCGCCTGCGCGACCTGATTAAGGGCGTGCCTGATAAAGCGGTGGTATCGGGGTATGACCCCAAAACCAAAACCAACCGCACCACGACACGCAAGGCCAAACCGCGCCGCAAAAAGGCCAAACACACCACATCCGGCGATACCCTCAAAATCATTGCCAATAAAGGCGAAAGCCAAGCTCAGGTTAACGCCCGGGCAGATGCCGCATTGGCTGCCGCCCAAGACGAGCAATGCGCAGGGAACGTGACCGTGTTCGGCCATGCAAAGTTAGTGGCCGGGCAAGTGATATTGCTGGAAAACCACGGCAAATTCAGCGGCCGTTATCTGGTTAAGCAGGCACGGCACCGATACGACCGCCGCAGCGGCTACACCACCGACCTCGACATCAAAATGCTGGAATATATCCCGGAAGAGAAAGAAACCGATGATGCTGCCCAATCATGATTTTACTGCCACGCTGCAATTCGGCATCGTCTCGGCCGTTGACGAAGCCGCCCACAATCTGCGTGTGCGGCTGCCCTCGTTAGAGAATATGGAAACCGACTGGCTGCCGATGATTACGCCCGCGGCGGGCGGCAATCGGTTTTACAGCCTGCCGGATGAGGGAGAGCAAGTAGTCTGCCTGCTCGATGCCCGTGGCGAAAACGGCGTGGTGCTGGGTGCGACTTACAATACGGCCGACAAACCGCCCGCGGCCAGTAAAGATGTGTGGATGCGCCGTTTTAAAAACGGCACGGTGATCAAGCATGACCGTAAAACGGGCAATATCGACGTTCAGACGCAAGGTACGGTAACCATCGCCGCCCCCGATACCATTATTACCGGCAATACCACCGTAATGGGGTTGCTGACCTATCAGGGTGGTATGTCCGGCTCGGGTGGTGCAGGCGCAGCCGCCGTAATTGACGGTGCCGTTCAGGCAACCGGCGTAATCAGTTCGGATAGCGACGTGACAGCTAACGGCATCAGCCTGACCGGCCACACCCATACCGGCGACTCAGGTGGTGCGACCGGTACTCCTAATTAATAAATGGGGAATTTTTTTTATTCCAGCAATGTCCAAATTAACTCTGTAATAAACAAGAAGGAGAATTGGTATGAAAAAAGTAAAAGGCGCGTTTTTGGTTTTATTGGGTTTATTTCTGACAGCACCTGTTTTTGCCAAAACGTTGACTTACACAGCCCAATGCAATATTCAGGTTATTGATCCGAAAAAAGCCCCCAATCCGCCTGCTCGTGTTACCGGCACGGGAACAGGTAAAACAGCGGATGCTGCTTGTGCGGCTGCAAAAAAAGATGCGACACAAAAAGCACCGGCTGGAACTTATGCCAGACATTGTCAATGTAAACCTGCTTAAATTGGGAGATTAAGAATGCTGCAATATTCAGAAGTAGTGAAAACGATTGTTTTAAATCCGATTGCTCTGCTAGATGATGAATTGAATTTTAAGCTTGAAATTTTGAAAAACGGTAACGGAAAGTTTTACGCACGTTTGTTCAGATTGGAAACATACAAAGTAAAACCATCTTTTACCCAAGACATACTCGCAGATGAAGCACAATATGTACTGGATTTACATACCGTTCCTGAACTCGGGGATACTTCCACACTTTCTGCGGAAGATTGTTTAAATTCAGCACTACAAGCATTACAAAAGAAATTCAGTTAATGGTTATTTTTAAACCCGTTTAAAAGCGTTTCAGACGGCCTTCAGCCAAAATCCCTGTATCTATTTATCAAGCGATACAGGGATTTTTTCATGCAATACGCCACACCGATATCCAAGCATTGGCAGCTTGCCCGCGAGGGCAACGGCTTGGCGCAGGGTGCGGACGATATCGACCTGTGTATCCACAACATTTTGGCGACCCGCAAAGGGTCGGATGTTACCCGCCCTGATTTCGGCAGCAATCATTTTGATTATCTAGATACCCCTGAAGACGTGTTTATCCCCAACGCCGTGCGCGAAGTCATGCTCGCTATCAACACGTGGGAAAAACGCGCGGTGGTTGAAAAAATCGACTTCGGCGGCCATGCCCCGCATCTGACGATGACGGTATTTTGGCGGGTAACGGATGACGTATCGGGCGAGATTTACGCCACATCGGTCAACTTGGAGCGGGCATCATGGATTTGAGCAAACTCAGGCGCGAAGACGTTAAAGCGGTTGATGACGATTTGGCCAAAGTGTTGGCCGAAACCATTGCCGACTACGAATCACGCAGCGGCAAAGTGTTGCAGCCCGCCCATATCGAGCGGCTGCTGATTAACACCTATGCCTACCGCGAAATGCTGGTGCGTAAGGCCGTAAACGAAGCCTACCGCCAGCAGCATCCCCGTTTTGCTACGGGATTGATGCTGGATTTGTGCGGCGATGATGTCAACACGCCGCGCCTGCAGGCATCGGCCGCGCGCTGCACCATCCGTTTTACTGCCGCCCTAAGCGGCATTCAGACGGTCTTTATCCCCGTCGGTACGCTCGTCTCGGTAGATGATGTGTCATTTGAAACCACCGAATCAGGCACTTTATCGGCCAACCGTAGCACGCTTGATTTGCAGGCCGTCTGCACGCAGAACGGAGCGGTCGGCAACGGCTGGTCTGCTGGGCAGATTAGCCGCTTGGCCAATCAGCCGGTGGCAGGCATTGAGGTTAAAGCCGCCAACACCACCGTGCCTGCGGGCGGGGCGGACGTGGAATCGGACGATGCCTACCGCGTGCGTATTTTGCTGGCGCCGGAGAGCTTTTCGGTAGCCGGGCCGGTGGGCGCGTATGAATACTTCGCCCGCCGTGTGAATCCGACGATTTGCGATGTGCATGTCGACCATAAGCGCACCCCTGCCGGAGAGCCGATTGGAGGCCAAGTCGAGGTAACCGTACTGACTACCGGCGGCCAGCCGTCGTCCGAACTGATTAACGAAGTGACCCGCGCCTTGTCGGACGAGCGTGTACGCCCGTTGTGCGACACCGTTACGGTTGCCGCTCCCACGGCCGTGGATTATGCGCTGGATGCCGAACTGGTGCTGTTTAACGGTGTGCACGCGGATGAAGCGGTAGCGGCCGCCAAAGCGGCATGGTCGGCCTACGAGTCCGCCCGCCGCGAAAAACTCGGGCTGGACATTGTGCCTTTGGATATTCAGACGGCCTTGAAAGTGCCCGGTGTTTACAACGTAGTGCTGAAGAATCTGCCGCTGCGCGTGGTTAAGGCCAATCAGTGGTCACGCTGTACATCGGTAAGCATTACCGCTGCCGCGGAGTACGCCGATGGCTAAATTAACCTACGCCGACATCATTGAGAGGGATCAGCATTACAAAATGCTGGCCGATTTGGGTTTGCGCTTCAACGGTATCGATACCGTGAAACTTATGCCGCGTTTGGTCGAGCTGGTTGCTCCCGAACATCTCGAGCTGCTCGCCGAGAGCCGCAGCATATTAGGCGCGGACGGCTATTGGCTGGCCGAAAGCGACCAAATGCGCCGCCGCCTGATTAAAGGTGCCTACGAGCTGCACCGCTACAAAGGCACGCCGTGGGCAGTCCGCGAAATCGTGCGGCGGCTCGGGTTCGGCGAAGTGCAGATTATCGAAGGCATGGGTAACAAACACCACAACGGCGAGATTACCCGCGACGGCACTTACAGCCACGGCCACAGCGACCGTTGGGCGCACTACCGCATCATCATGAATAACGTCATTACCAATGATCAGGCAGCACTACTGCGCCATACCCTAAGAGCATTTGCGCCCGCCCGCTGCATATTGGCTGCGTTGGATTACCAAGCCAGCGCATTGAGACACAACGGCCGCGCTTTACGCGACGGCAGATTTAATCGAGGAACCGCATAATGGCAAACCTAAACGAAACCGCTACTTGGGAAGCTGGAATCTACCAGTGGGAAACCTCAGACCCGGTACAGGGCGGCCCAAACGGTATCGACAATAAGCCTACCCGTCAGTTGGCCAACCGCACGCTATGGCTGAAAACCGAAATTGCCAAAGCCGTAGCCAGCATCGGCAAAAACAAAACCGACGGCGAGAATATGTTTGCCCGCAAAACCACAAACCTAACCGCCGGAGCCGGTTTAACGGGTGGCGGCACGTTGGGCGGCAATGTCCAATTTGCACTCGGCACGCCGGGCACATGCAGCGGCAACACGACCAACTGGGCAGGTAGCGACACCCATACCCATCAGCTTGCCGCCGCATCGCCGACCGTGGCGGGTGTGGCTAAGTTGATTAATAACCTGACTACGGACGATGCCGATAGTGCATTGTCGGCCGCAATGGGAAAAAAATTAGCCGAAGAAAAAATACCAAATACCACACAAGACTTTATGCGTACATTGGGCGAGTTTAATCCCGGTAAAAGCGGATTTGTCCGTACAAACGGGGGTAGCTTGAACGGTAATATTCTACCCAGCATGGAGATACATATCGGTCATCCCGGCTATGCCCATGGTGCACACTCGCGCGGTATCGGGTTTGCCTACGGGACGAGCTGGGGCATCTACACAACCGCTTGGGACGGGACAGGTAACTACCGAGGATATAAAGAAATCCTGACCGAAGAAAACGGCGTGATGCTTACAGGCAATCAAACCGTCAACGGTGTTAAAACTTTCGCCGGACTTTTGACGGCAGGCCGCGCCGAACATTGGAGCAAGATGCGTATGCCCGTGCAGAGTGGCGGGCATTGGTTTCTCGAAGCTAATCCACAATCCAACCTTGCCGACGGCGCAACCTTAAAGTTCAACATCAAATATGAACAAGAAAGCGGGCAAGTTCGGTATATACATTTCCCCGAGTTGGGCAACAATAACCACATGGTTGCATATCAAGATTGGGTGACAACCAAAATCAATGCTGCAACAGGCGCGGTTAACGACAAAATTGCCAACGCCACGCCGTCGGGCATGGTGGCTTACTTTGCCGGAGCCAACCCGCCGCCGGGCTGGCTCAAAGCCAACGGCGCAGCCGTATCCCGCACTACCTATGCCGCCCTGTTTGCCGCCATCGGCACAACCTACGGCGCAGGCGACGGGCGCACTACCTTTAATCTGCCCGACTTGCGCGGCGAGTTTGTCCGCGGCTTGGACGACGGGCGCGGGATTGATAGTGGCCGTGCGTTGGGCAGCCGTCAGATCGGTACGGTTGTCGGCGCCGACAGCCAAGATGGCGCGGCAACAATAGGCGTAGCCATCGCGGGCATCAAGAGTAATTACGCCCAAACGGCAGGATCATTGGGTATGGATACCGTTGATATGTCGGATTACTCCAATGCGCGCTTGGTTTGGTCGGGCGGCAGGCAATCAGGATTGCAAGCGGCCAACCCCGACAGCAACGGCCACTTTAGCGGCGTTGCCCGCCCCCGCAATATCGCATTACTGGCCTGCATCAAGATTTAAGGCCGGCATAAACCGTAGGGCGGGCATCCCTGCCCGCCGCATCAAACAAGGAAGCAGCAATGACCCAAAACATCCAATGGACAAAACCCGTCTGCCAATTAGATTCAGACGGCCTGTATCTCGGACAAACCGAGGCCGATTTAGACATCAACGCCCGCGACGGCAGCTACATTATCCCCGGCGGCTGCATCGACACCGCCCCGCCCGAAACCCGAGACGGCCACGCCGCGCGTTGGACGGGCGAGGCGTGGGAGTACATACCCGACCATCGCGGACAAATAGCCTACCGTACTGCAGACGGCCAAGCCGTGATTGTAGATGCTGTGGGCGAGCTTTCAGACGGCCTCACATTTGAAGAGCGCCCGAGCTTGTGGCACACATGGGACGGCAAAAAATGGATGATTAGCGAGGAATCTAAGGTTGAGCAGCTGAATCAAGTCAAAGCTGTCAAATTAGATGAAATCAATGGCAAAGCTCAAGAGTTTGTTTGGCAAGTATCTAAAGCTTACGAAGTACCGGAATTTGAACGCCAAACATGGTCAATGCAGGCGGCCGAGGCGTTGGCATGGGAACAAAACCCGTCTGCCCCTACACCGCTATTGGCACAAATTGCCGCCGACCGTGGGTGTGATTTAGAAGGCCTCCGTGCAAAGGCGCTGCAAAAAGCCAAGCAGTTTGCCGCCTTGTCGGCGACGGTGGCCGGGCAGCGTCAAGCTTATGCCGACCGGCTGGAGCAGGCTCAAGATGTCGACAAGGTTGAGGCCATCAGCCCTGTTTATCATTTGCCCACCCATCCCGTACAGGCATCATCTGATGTAGATAATCTTTAAACCCGTTTAATAGCCCGCAGTAGACTCCCGCCTTAATATCCCTGCATCTTTATGTGGGGATTTTTTTATGAAAATAGCGTTATATAAAGGTACTTTGCCCGGATGGCGCGGCTGGATTAGCCGCTTGGTGCGTTTCGCCGACAGCGGCCCGTACAGCCACTGCGAAGTGGTGTTTTCAGACGGCATGTGTGCCTCGGCCAGCTGGCTTGACGGTGGCGTGCGGTTCAAAAAAATCAAATTCAACCCTGATCATTGGGATTTTATCGACATCGGCTCCGGGTGGCCGTCTGAAACACTGGTCAAAGATTGGTTCGAGCAACGCACAGGCTTCCGCTACGACTTGCCGGGCAGTTTGGGTGTGGTGTTCCGCCCATTCCGCCAACGTCAAAATCGTTGGTTTTGCAGCGAGGCCGTTGCCGCCTCTTTGGGTATCAGCGAGGCTTGGCGCATCAGCCCCAATATGCTGGCCGCGTTGTTTTTGATACGCAAATAAAAGAAGTCGTCTGAAATCCCAGACGGCCCAAATATGAAGAAATATTAAAAGACGGCGACGTGCCGGTGCGGCAACACCGACACGCCAGCCAAGCAGATGCCCCCTGCGTTAGCTTCGAAGCCGCCACCTCGCGAGGCAGCGGCATTTTATCACTAACGCATAGGATGAATGCAAAAAATGAAACATCGTTGCAAAAATTGTAACAAGCTGTTGGCAATCGGCATCGGCCGCTTTGAAATCAAGTGTCCGCGTTGCCATACGCTCAACAACATAAGCTCTTTAACAACTCAGAATGCCGGTGAGCATCCAATCCCAAAGGAAAGTATATGCCCACCAACAAACCCGCGCCGTTAGTTCCGTGGATGGGCGGCAAACGCCGCTTGGCCAAACACCTGCTCCCTATGTTTCCCGAGCACCAATGCTACGTGGAGTTGTTCGCAGGCGGTGCTGCTCTGTTTTTTCTGCGGCCTCAGCCCGCCAAGTGTGAAGTGCTTAACGACCTCAACGGCCAACTCATCAACTTATATAGAGTTGTACAGCACCACTTCGACGAGTTCGTGCGCCAGTTTGAATGGACATTGACCAGCCGCGAAGTGTTCGCCCGTCTGCAATCCACCCCGCCTGAGTGCATGACCGACATCCAGCGGGCGGCACGTTTCTTCTACCTGCAACACACCGCCTTCGGCGGCAAAACCATCGACCAACATTTCGGCACGGCCACTACAGGTGCAGGCTTTAAAGCCGCCGACATAGCAGGCCGTCTGAAAGCAGCGCAGCAACGCCTGAGCGGTGTATATATAGAGAACGAACCGTGGGAAAAGTGCTTCAAACGCTATGACCGCGAACACACCTTCTTCTACGCCGACCCGCCTTATTGGCAGCTTGCCGGCTACGACCGCGCCTTTGATTGGGCACAGTACGAACTACTGGCCAAGATGATGGGGGAGTGTAAAGGCAAGGTCATGCTGTCCATCAACGACCACCCGGATATTCTCGAGCTGTTTAAAAACTTCCGCATCCACCGCCTCGAGCTTGCCTATTCAATCTGCCGTGATAAAACGCAAAAGACCAGCGGCGAGCTGGTCATCTGCAACTGGTAG